TGAAAGCGCCCATAGATATTAAGAAGTATGATGAGCAGGGACACTTGGTAAAATCCTACGAGAACGTTCCTCCAGGAATTAAATCTCTCCCAACCGGGTCCGCGAGAGGTACTATTGTAGAAACTCCTGCGAGAATGAGATATGGTGGATATAAACCTTTACCAAAATACTAGATGTTATATATTTAACAACTAGTATAAAAAATAATTAAACAGATTTTTAACTAAACACTTTAAATACATTTGTAACATGGCAGACACAAAAGAAAAGCTCGACCTAGATTCTATCTCCTTTGACGATATGCTAGGAGATGGACTTAATTCTGTATCAGAAGAGACAGACACTGATATAGATACTGTTGAAGAAGAGGAAGAAATTGAAGAAGAAGAGAAAGAAGAAATAGAAGAAGAAGATTCCTTTGAAGAAGAAGAGGAAGAAGAAGAGGAAGAGGAAGAATTTGAAGATGATGACATTGAAGGTGAAGGTGACGATGATGACGACGACTCAAGTTCAGTAGCAGCAGAAATTGCAAAAACGCTTGGGTTTGAACTTGAAAATGAATATGCAGATACAGTTGAAGGATTAACTGAGTTTGCAAGAGATCTTTCTCAAGAAATAGCAGAAGATCAACTTGAATCATTATTTGAACAATTCCCAGAAGTACAAAAACATTTAGATTATGTAATGGCTGGGGGAGATTCTGAAAAGTTCTTTGAAGCTTATAATCCACAAACTGATTATAACAACATTGAACTTGGGGAAAATGACTCGGGAATGCAAAAAGCTGTACTTGCCCAATACCTACAATTAAAAGGACACGAGCAAGAGTTTATCCAAGAAATGATTGAAGATTTTGAGGATAGCGGTAAACTGTACGGTAAAGCTACTCAAGCAAAAGATGCGCTTGCACAAGCTCAAGCTGATTACAGGCAGCAAATGCTTGAACAACAGGAGCAAGAAAACCAAAAAATGCTTGAAGAACAAGCGCAGTTTTGGGACGAAGTTGCAGATACAATTGAGTCTGGGAATGAGTTTGCAGGAATCAGAATCCCAGACAAACATAAATCAAGATTCTTTGATTATATCTCTGAACCAGTAGGTCCAAACGGAGAGACACAAAGAGACTTGGATTATGCAGAAGCAGAATTAGAAGCTAAGCTTGCAGTTGATTACTTAATGTATAATGGTTTCAATCTTAGCGACATTATAGATACTAAAGCGAGAACAAAAAGCGCTCAAAGTTTGAGAGATAGAATTCAATCAAATCAAGAAAAAGTTAAGAGCGCACGTAAAGCTCGCAAGAGTACAAAAACATTTGATCCAGACGACCTGGATACGACGGCGCTTTTTTAAAACTTAAAACAATAAAATAGAATATCATGGCTTTACAACAAGTCTTAAAGACTTATTACAATGATCAGCAGATGACCGACACTAACTCGTTGGTCAACGCTCTAATGGAAAAACCAGAGGAGTTATCACCTATTATTACTCACCTTGCAGGCCGTGAGGAAAAGAAATTCCCACTCTCTTTCCTTACAGAAGGTGTAGGTAACACTAAATCAATTGACCGTTTCGAGTACGAGTACCGGGTTAAAACTCATGAAGTAAACGTACGTCCTGTAGTTTCTTCAAGCGGTAACGGTGCAGGAGGTTCAATCTTTACTGTAGTATTCCCAGACAAATGGTTCATTTTCCCATACACTCTTGTATCTCAAACTGGGGTACTTGCACGTATTATGGCAGAACCACAACCAGTTTCTGGTGGATATGAGTATAAACTGAAACTCGTTTCTCCTGACCAGACAAGTATGCCTTCTGCAGATATTGCCGCAGGCGCACTGTTTGGTATGCTCTATGCTAACGTAGGAATTGACTTCTCTCGTGGAAACGCTTCTAACTGGAGTGCTCCAGGTCTCGTGCGTTCTAAGATTGGTACGATCCGTAAATCATATCACTTCTCAGGAAATGCAAAAGATTATGTTGCACAGTTTGAGCTCCCACTTAAAGAAGGTCGTTCTACTAAGCTTTGGATGGACTACGAAGAATACCGTCACATGCTCAAGTTCAAAGAAGAGTGTGAAATGTACTACTGGTATGGTGCTAAAACTTATGACAACAACGGTGTTAACCAAATGTTGGATGAGAATGGTCAGCCAGTAATTTCTGGTCCTGGTCTATTTGAGCAAATTATTAACAAAGACACTTACTCTAACCTTACTCAGTCTAAACTTGAGGATGTTATTGGTGACCTTTTCTACGGTATGACCGATGCTACTGACAAGCAAGTAACATTGTTTACAGGTATTGGTGGTGCTCGTGAGTTTGATAAAGCTCTGAGATCTTACTACGCTAACGGTATTTCTGGTTCAGGTGTAGGCACTGCAACTAACCAATACCTCCAAACTCGTGATGCTAAGTTTATCACAGGTAGCGGACGTAGTCTTGGTATTACTGGCTACTTTACTTCTTACGATCACATTGATGGTCACACAGTAAACGTAGTTAAAGTTCCATTGTTTGATCACGGACCAGTTGCTCAGGCATCTAACCAGCACCCAGAAAGTGGATTGCCACTTGAGTCTTACCGTATGGTGTTTGTTGACCAGTCTACTTATGATGGTCAAAACAACCTCCAAATGATTAACAAGAAAGGACGTGAAATGCTTCGCTGGTGTGTTGCAGGTTCAGTCGTACCTAACGGCTTTACTTCAACTGACACTCGCGCATCTGATATCGACGGTGCTTCTGTCCACATGTTGAAAACTGCAGGTATCTTGCTTCGTCGCTTTGATACTTCGCTGGATCTTCAGTGTGTAGCATCGTAATTTGTGTTTGGTTTGCAGAGGCGGGGAGGCTTTTTAGTCTCCCCTCTTCTAAACCAAATACCTTTATACAAATCAAATACAATAACTAGTAGTTATTCTTTAAACTTTAAAAGAACATGAGAAAAGTAATTATTCGCAGAAAAGAAGTCTTCAATCATCTCCCTAAAGAGATTAGAGCTGGAGCAAAAGTTAGAATTGGTTCACACTATGTAGGACGCCAACCGCTAAAGGGCGTTGAAGGTGAAGAAGCAAAAAAACTTTTAAAAGACATTATTGATGTTCCCCCAAATCATCAGGATTGGCCTAAACTTGAAAAAGAGTTTTGGGCTTCATTATACATTAAAGTTCCTTTTGAAGGTGTAGAGCTTAATGTTACTACTGACGAGGACGGTAATCCAGAAAATCCTTTGGATTATATTAAATACAAGTGGTGTTTAAAACACAGACTTGTTGGGGTAACAAAAGAAGAAATGAATCAAGATGGACGTAAACGCTTTTACATCTACGATCCTCAAAAAGATCTTCTTAAAAAGAACACACTTGTTAAAGTGAGTAAAGAAGCTGACAAAGAATTTATCAAAATCTCATCTAAATCAGATCAGATGAAGATGCTGCTTAGAGTTTTATCTAAAGATTCTAACCCAGATAGAATGACTGAAATGGAGATTGAGAACGCTCTTTACGAAATTAAAAACCAAAACCCTGCAAGATTCTTGAAGTTTGCTACAGACAAAGATCTTGAACTTAAATCAGAGATTGCAGAAATGGTAGAGAAAGATGTAATCCGTAAGATTGGGAACCAACACATCTATGAAGATGAAACTATCGGTGAGAATCTTGCAGACACAATTATTTACTTTAAGAACAAGAAAAACTCAGGCGCTGTAAATGCAATGCGAGCACGTCTGAAAGAAGCTAAGGTATAATGACTGTTGGAGAAATGCATATATCTGTTAACCTGGGGGTGCAAAAAATTGCATCCTTCCAGGTTGACAATTTACTTCCTCAAGAGATAGATCATGAGCTCAATGCAGCTATGGATAGGTTTGTCAAGAGGAGGTATGTGCCGGAAGGAAATAAATACAGACGAGGGTTTGAACAGTCACAAAAAAGAATAGATGACTTAAGAAACCTTGTAGTAGATAGAGCCCTTCCTGCATTTTTCTTATCAGATTCTTTAGGAGATACCCCAACGTTTGGGGATAATTTTTTTGTAGAGAGATCAGCTCTTCCTACAGATTACTTGTTTTTAGTTAATGTAGTAGCATCTACAAGACACAATTGTGGTCAGGTTATACAAACTGGTTTAAATACCACAGAAAAAACATTTGTACAAATTAAGCTTACTCCCCCAATAACAGGATATAAGCTTGTAGCTGTAAATGTAAATCTGTACGATGGAGAGCCTGATCAAACTATAATCTCAAATGAAAATGGGATTACATACGATGACTTAATTGATAGCGGAAATTATATTGACGGAACCCCATCTGTATCCATAGAAGACCAAAGCACTTTTGGTCCTACTTCAGAAGAATCCCCAACTGCAGATAGTAATGAATTGTTTGTGTCTTTTGGTGATCAGTACAATGGAACTTTTCAAGTAACTACAGTATGGGAGAACTTATCTACTGGGGAACAAGTAACTGAAGTAAATACATTTACACAAGTAGTTACTCATCAAACAAGAACTACAACTGCATCTACAAGGTCAAAAGATGTTTGTAAGTATGCTCAACATGATGATTTATACTTCATGTTGAACGATCCTTTTAATACAACAAAATACGATTACCCTATATATACGTTACAAGAAAATTTTGTTGATATCTATACAAATAATACTTTTGTAATTGAAAGGATTTATGTTAAATATATCCGACGACCAAACCGAATAAACAAAGCTACCGGGTCTGGGTGTGAGCTTCCTGAGCACACACATCAAGAGATTGTGGACATGGCAATTAAAAGCATACTAGAGGGTATTAGTGATCCTCGGTATAACACGCAATCT